CGGGGTGATCTCACAGAAGTAAGCCTCATGGATGGTGCCGTACCCGTCAGATGAGTTCGAGGATCTAAGCCCTCGTTGCGACCGCCGCGATCGGTGTGACGATGTTGCCGGCGTCAGCCGTGCCCATGTTCACCTTGTGCACGACCGTGATCCCGCTGGTCGTGTCCGTCGTGACGAGCGTCGAATCCGACAGGAACTGCGACGCGCCGCGACCACCGGCCGCGGAGGAGATGATGAACCCCGGCCCGGTGAGCGACACCTGCCCGGCCGCGCCGACCGAGAGCACGTCGAGCCGCAGATCCCACGTCACCGGCACCTTCAAAGCGGCGTTGGTCTGCGAGGTCATGATCTGCATGTTCGCCGCGCCGCCCGCGTAGTCGGTGCCGTTCATGCCGAACCGGGAGAAGAACCCGCCGCCAGAAGCGATCGTGGACAGGGCACAGGAGAACCGGAGCCGGAACGACGACCCGGCAGACAGGTACGCGGCCGGGATCGTCAAGCTCTGCACCGAGGACACCGCGGTCGTGTTGGAGACCGCCGTGCCTCCGTACTGAGTCGCCACCGGGCCGACCGCGCCTGCCTCGCCGAGAGTGACGTACCCGTCGTCCTGGACCTGCTTGAGGTCCGTGCCCTCGACGATCAGCAGCCGGTCGATCAGCGTGCCCGCGTCGGGTGCGCCGCCGGCCGGGTAGGACGGGGTCGGGCCCGCGAGGTCGATACGTGACGGCGGCGTCGGCCCGTACCGGTGCCACTTGTTCTGCTGCGGGTCTTCCCATGTGCGCGGTCGATCCCACGGCAGCCGCAGGTCGAGGTCGGCCAGCACGGTGACGCCGTCAGTGTCGAGCAGCTGGCAGCGTGACAGGGTGCCGGTGTAGGCGCTGGTCGAGGAGCCACGTGATCCGACCTTGATCGGCACCTTCGGTGAGGTCGGCAACGCGGCGGGGGTAGCGCCGGTGGCGACCGGCGAGCCGAGCGCGGTCCACGTCGCCCCGTAGTCGGTCGAGTAGTAGGGCTCCCACGTCGTGAAGTCCGCCGACGGCAGAGCCTTCAACGCGTTCCATCCGGCCGGCAACGTCGGGCTGGACGTGCCGACCTTCGCCCCGTCGGTGCCGTCCGGGGAGACGTAGAGGCGGATCTTGTTCGAGAGCAGCGACCACGCGATCGCGCACATGTCTTCGCCGGACTCCCAGCGGCGCACCATGCCCTGCTCGCCGGAGCCGAGGGCCTGCCCGATCCAGATGAACCCGGGGATCGCCGGGAGGTCCTTCGCGGGAGTGGCCGAGTACCCGTCAAGGCCGCTGCCGGTCAGCCACGCTGCGCCCATCATGCTGCGGCCTCCGCGAGCTCGAAATGCGCCTCACCGTCAGTCGCGACGTTGCGGCGCATCTGCCAGGAGAACCGGATCCGCCCGTCGTTCGACGGCGACCAGTAGTCGATCCCGGCGTACCGGCAGTCGGCGACACTGATGCGGATCTTCCCGTTCGTGTCGCCCATCAGCGTGGCTTCAATTGTGTGCGCCGCAGGATCATGGACCATCAGCATCTCGAGGATCTCGCCGTCGGGGATCTGCGTCGCGAGATCCACCGCACCCAGCGACGGGTACGGGGTGACGATCGGCTGTTGAGTGATCACGAACAGCGAGAACCGTGTCGGGGTGCACTGGCACTGGATCGATCCGGTAGCGAACGCAGGAAGGCCCGTCGATCCAGGCCCGCCAGCGATACCCATGACCGCGTTGTGGTTCAGCGTCGTCCCGTTGTTGACCATCTGAAACCGGGTCTTGACCGCCGTCGGAACCCGGGACAAGCCCGGCCCGAGAATGCAGACCGGGTGGCCGTTGACCGGCAGTGTCGTCCAAGTCTGTCGGCCACCGACCACCACAGCACGTCGATCGTCGGACTTCGTTCCGTCAGCGACGAGCAGCTGCCCGGTCTGGGATGCGCGACCAACGGACCCGTTCGCGATGATCGTGCCGTCAGCGTCCGGGAACGCTTCGGAGAAGAACACTTCGCCGGGCAGGTCCAGGAACGTCCGCCCGGGCGCGCCCGCGGCACCAGGCGCCCCGTCGGTCCCTGCGAGCGACGCGAGCCAGTCCGCCTCGGTGCCGACGAACCCGTTGTCGACCGCGATCTGATACGCCGACTTCCCCGCGCCACCAGCATCGATCGTGACGTCACCCTGCATGCCGTTGAGGCTGCGGACGTAGTCGATCGGCGGCGGTACCGGCGTGCCCGGTCCGTCGACGATGACCACGAACCCGTTGGCGATCATGTGGCCGATCGGGTCATCGCTATAGGGCAGCGGCCCGACCGTCTCGTACTGCGCCCCGTACCCGTTGATCGCGAACCGCAGGTACAGGTAGACCGGATCGCCGGGCGCTGGCGTGGTCACCACAGCCCCCGGAACCGACGCCAGGGCGGCGCGTGTTCGACGTTGCGGAGCGGGTCGATGTCCGGCGAGTAGATCGCCGCCGGCCGCACGACACGGTGCGGGTTGATCGTGTCGACCCAGTTGTCGATCTCAGGGACACCGGTGCGCGGGATGGCGCCGGCCTCGCTGGTGTCCATGGTGATCGTGACACCGCCGCGGGTGACGGTCTGCACGTTCGACGGCAGCCGGCAGTCGTCATCACCAGTGATGGCGCGCAGCAGCTCGCACCACAGGATCCCGACGTAGACGGCCATGACGTCCGGCACCCGGACGCCGCGCACGTACTCGACGACGACGCCCGAGGTCGGCCAGGGTTCGCCGTCGTCGCGGATCAGGGCGCCGTCCGGCAGCGGCGTGTAGCCGGTGAACGGGGCCGTGTCGATCGTGACGGTCTCGACGTCGAGGACCGGGCCGGGGAGGTGCAGCCGACGCCCGTGGTGGCAGCCACAACCGCCGGGGTCGCCGGGCGTGTAGGTGACGTGCCAGGTGCCGAACTGTCGACCGGTGGCCTTCCACAGCCAGTCCCACGCCGCGGCGCGCATCGACTCGTACACCGTGGTGTCGAGTTCGTTGGGGTCGACCTCGCATGAGTCGGGAAGCTCGACGTCGGGCCAGTCATCGACCGTGGCGCTGATCTGCGGTGGCCGCAGCATCTACTTCCCCCTTTCCTCAGCGGGCTGTTCGCGCTCCCGGTCCGGGGCGGTGCGGTCTCATACGTCGCGCCGCCCCGAAGCCGTGGGGTCGGTCAGTACGGGGTCGGGAGCGTCAGCGTCTGCCAGCCGGCGGCAGCGGGCATGGCCGGCGGGTCGATGGTGACGACATCGAAGTGCTTGTGCGCCTTCGGGTCCATCGCGACCAGCAACCGCGACGGGGTGTTGTCCTCGTCCAAGGCAACCACTTCGTACGGGCCCTTGCCCCAGGCGTTCGGCCCGAACGTCGAGCCCTTGATCGTGACCAGCGACTCCTTGTTCGTGGTGTCGTCGACGGTGATCTGCGACGAGCCGATGAACGGGAACACGTTGTACCCGAACAGCGACTGGCCGTTGGAGCAGCGCTGCCCCGCGACACCGGACCACATCTCCAGGGCCCAGTACGAGTCGAGATGGGTGAGCGCGAGCTCCTCCCAACCGGAGATCGCTTCCTGCCAGTCCAGGACGGCGGGGTTGCCTGACAGGCCCGGTACGACGGCGGTGTCGAGGACGGAGAACTGCAGCTCGAGGTCGTAGTTCAGCAGGGTCTGGTTGCCGGGCTCGTACACGTCGATGGTGTCATCGGCCGAGGGGACCTTGATCTCGGTGCCGCCGTCGTAGTTGGCGGTCTGCTTGAGGCTGGCGAACGTGCGGGTGATCAGCTGGCCGGCGGCGCCGCCGATCGGGACGCCGCAGGGGTCGACCTTGGTGAAGCGCAGGGTGCGGCCGCGGATGGTGGTGACGCGGTAGCTGAGTGGTGCGGTCATGACTGGTTCCTCTCCCGGGTGCGGAGTGGCCCGGCTCGGAACCCTGGGCGTATCGGTGCGTGCTGGTGGTGCCATCCCCGCGTGGGCGGGGGTTGGTGCTTACTTGAGCTTGTCGGCGACCGCTGTGGGGACGTCGAAGCCGTGTTCGGGGCTGGTGATGGTGCGGACCTCGGCCTGGTCGACGCCGGCGGCGTCTGCGGCGTCGAGGAGCGCGGAGGCGAGTTCGGCGTGGTTGCGGTTCTCGTCGGGGAAGACGGGGACGCGGTCGCCGGGCTTGGCCTGATCGCCGGTCGTCTTGTCGCCTGTGACCGGCTTTGACCCTGTACGTGCTGCCATGATTGTTACCCTTCTGTTATCGAGTTAGGCTGTGAAGTCGACCAGAGCAGCCGCGAACGGCCCCTCCACCGTCAACACCACAACCTGCTCCACGAACCGCACCGTGCCGTTCGTCGACCTGTCCAGACCCGTCCCCCGCGTCCCCAGCACCAACGCCGGACCACGACGAACCGTCACCTTCCCGGTCGCGAACAACCACCCGTGTCCCGCAGCCGGAGCGTCAGACCCGTCCGGGCCGCTGCCGTCATAGCCGGCGCCGAACACCCACGCGCTACCGGCCGGAGTAACCGCCACGCCCGCCTCGTGCTCCACCAGCTGATGCGCCGCCGCGAACGCCGAGACACCACGCTTGCCGTGGATCACGCCCTGCCCGAGGTAGGCATCACCAAGCGTGTCCTCCAACGCCGCCACCGCGGTCACGACGTCCACGTTGTTGGCGACCACGTCCGGGCTGGTCTTGTTGAACTGCGACGACAGGCCGTCGATCGCCACGCTGCCCCACAGCGCCTGCTCCGCGCCGCGCTGCCAGCCGCCCGCGTCCAACGCCGTGACCGCGCGCTGCGTGATCTCGTCGTCAGGCTCGCCGATCAGCGGACAGTTGAACCCGGCGTAGACGGCGAACGGCAGCCCCTCGACCAGACCCGGTGCCCCGGCGAGGTCGATCGTGACCGGGCCGGTGCAGGCACCCGCGAGCACCCCGACCGGCACCACCGCGTCCGGCTCGTAGGCGACACCGAGCTGCCAGTGCGTGCCGTCGGTCGACTGCGGGATAGCGACAGACGCCAGCCCGTAGCGGGCCGGTGTGATCGGTGGTGCCTCGACGATCTCGCTCAGCGCGTTGACCATGGTGGCCGCCTCCTTCCGGTGAAGTTGGGGTGGCGGGGAGCGGCTGCACGGGGGCGACAGTCGCTCCCCGCCACGGGCGAGGGGCTTAGGCGGCGGCCGGGACGATGCCGCCGGAGGTCAGCCCGGTGATGCTGACCGTCGACAGCGTGACGACTCGGGAGTCGTTGCGCCGCTTGAGGACCGCGAACTCGTTCTCGAAGAACGCCTGAACGAACTCGTTGGTCTCGAGCAGCGTCGAGTCGTACACCGCGGACAGGTTGATGATCTGGTTGCGGACCCGCTGCCAGGTGCCTGCCGCGTACGCCAGATAGGAGAACGTGGTCGGCCACGCGGTGACGCCGGCGAGCTTTCCGAATCCCGGCGTGGTGACACCAGTGGCGTTGTCCTGCCAGTCGACCACGAACTGCACCGACACATTGCGGGCCGTGAACAGCGCCTCGAGCTGGGCGTCGGTCGCGCCCAGGTCGTCCAGGCCGCGGCCCTCGCGGCCGGCCAGGTCCGTGCGGAGCATGCCGAGCACGAAGTCCGGCAGCACGATCTCGATCGTCTCGCTCTTGCCGACGCGGCCACGGTGCACCATGTCGGCGCGGGTCAGGTCGATCGACCCGAGCAGCTGGTACAGGACACCCAGGTCGGCGTTCGGCGCGGCGAGCGCGGTGGATCCGGCAACCTGCGCGGCGATCGTCTTGGCCGACAGGTGGTGCTCGTACGCAGCGCGGGCGTCAGACAAGAACGCCGCGCTGCCCTCCGGGAACCCGGAGTCGGACAGGATGCCGCCGGTGTAGTAGGCGCCGTCCGCACCGAGCCGGGTCTCAACGGCGCTCGGGCACGGAATCGAGTACATCGACTTGGTCGCGCCGGCGATGTTCTGCGCCTCGGTCTGCTGGAACACGCCCTGCTCGTAGATCGCGGAGAACTCGGCCGGCATGAAGTAGCGGATGCCGCCGCGGTTCACCAGGACCTCGGGCAGCGAGATCAGGTCGTCGGTGCCGATGGTGGTGGGCACGTCGTAGTCGATCTCGGACGGGGCGCACCAGCCGCCGGCCGCGAGCAGCGACCCGCCGCCGCGGTTGGTGCGTAGACGCTTCTGGTCGAGCGCGTGCTTGAGCGCATCGCTGATGTCGACCGGGCCGGTGCCGCGGGCAGATGCCAGCAGTGCGCCGTCCGACGGAACGAGCTTGAGGTGGGCGACCTGCACCGAGTGGTTCCCGCGGCTGCCGCGGAACCCCTTGGCGCGCTCCTGGAACGCCTTGCCCAGCTCCTCGGCACTCAGTTCGCCGCCGGCGGCGAAACCGGGGACATCGGCCGCTGCCGTGATGGCCACGCTGCCGCGGGCGACCGGACGCGGGGTCTCGGCGATGCGCGAGCGGGCGTTCTTCACCTGCTTGACCGACACCGCCGCGGCCGCGGTCAGCGCCGGCTCCGGCGTCTCGGCCGCGGTGTCCTCGGCCTCGCCGGTCGGCTCACCCTCGCCGCCCTCGCCTCCGTCCTCGGCCGGCTCGTCGCCGCCCTCTTCGTCGGGCGCCTCGGCCGGCTTGAACGAGGACCGCAGCTCGTTGATGCGCTGCGCCCGCTCGGCCTCGGCCTGCTCGGCCGACTCACGCGCGCCCGCCGCGGCGGCCATCACGCCCTGCAGCCAGGTCGCCTGCTCGAGCTGCTCATCGGTCGGGCTGTCGTCGGCCAGCAGCGCGAGCGCCTGCTCCTGCGCGGCCTGCTCGATCGCCTGCAGGTCCGCGACCGTGGCGCCCTCGGGCACGTCGTAGCCGGCGGACAGGTCCGCGGGGATCTCGATCTGGAACTTCTTGTCACGAGCCATCGGTTGCTCCCAAGGTCGGGTCGTGCCCGGCTCGGAACCCTGGGCGATCTATTCACTGTGGACGGTAAAGGTGACCGTCCGGGGGTGGGGTTATCTGCGTGCTGTGGTGCGGATGATGGTGCCTTTGCCGCCTGCTTTCGCGAGGGCGGTTTGTGCGTCGTCGCGGGTGGCGTATTGGACGGGTTTCTTGCCGGCGATGTGGACTTGGTAGACGAGCGTGTTCGTGCCTGAGCAGTTGCAACCCATCAGCGGTCTCCGTAGAACAGGCGCTCAACGAATCGGCCGAGAGGCCCTGGCTGGTACAGCGGTTCCATCTGGATCCAGCTGGTATCGGCCGGTGCCTCGCGGATGCGGGTGTCGTAGTCGTATTCGCCGGTCCCGCTGGTCGACGTGTGAGCCCTGCGTGGCTGCTGGCGGACGAGCTTGCGGTACTGGTAGCCGCCCCTGCGTGACGCCTCGCACGAACTCACTCGTCCACCCGCTCGGGCCAATGCCACGTGCCCCCGTCATGCTCGCCCGCGGCGGTGCCCTCGTCGTACAGCACTTCGGTGTTGAAGAACTGTCCGGTCGGGTTGAGAACGCACACCGACACGGAGTCCACGACGCTCCCGTCCTGCGGTCGCTGCATCGGCGACCCGACTTCGGTGATGATCGCGGCGCGGCATTGCGACTTATATGCCTGCGTGCCGTCCTCGCGCGGTGGTGTGCCGTAGGAGACGTAGTGGACGATGCGCCCGACGGTCGGCCTCATGCGCCGATCCGTTCCAGCAGGCTCCGGCGCCGCGCCGCCCGCAGATGGGTGCGCATGCCCTCCGCCTTCGTCGCACGGCGCATCTTGTCCTGCGTGATCTGGTCGAACGCCGACGCCAGCACCGCCACGTCGACGGCGTTGAGCTTCACCCCGGACGGCAGCGTGATCCCGCCGGTGGTCTCCGGCTCCGACCCTTCGGCCGGCGTGTCCGCGTGCAGCACACCGGCAGCGACCAGCGACATCTGCTTGCCCGACGCTGCTAGAGCGACGCGCGGCACCGGGAATCCGCCCACGTTCACGCCGCACGCGGCGACCATGTCCAGCGCGCCTCCGATGTTGCGCCAGTCCCCGGACAGCGGTGAGCGGCGGAACTCGGCGATCTTGTCCGGCGCGGCTCCGGCGATTAGCGCGCCGGTGACCTGGATGCCGTGCTCGTCCTCGTGTGCGCGCACGACCGCCACCGCGGTGCCGGTCTTGTCGTAGTGCTCGAGCGCGGCGCGCCAGCCGACGTTCGGGTCTGCGTGGCCGCCGCCGACGGTCAGCTTGCCGATGGGGAGCGGCCCGGCGGAGGTGAGGACCTCTCCGGTGTGGAAGTACGCGTACCCGGACGGGCTCGAGGGTGGGGTGACGCAGGTGCCGGGGAACCCGATGTGGCAGGTGCCCCAGTTGGCGGCGTGTCCGTAGATCCGTCCGTCTGCGGTGATGGTGATCGGGGTCGGGCCGTCGAGGACGACGGGCTCGAACCATTCGGCGTCGTAGACGTGCTCGCCGGTGGGTGCGGTTGAGCCGGCGGCGGTGATCCCGGCTGCGTCCTCACCCTCGCTGTCGCCCGGGTCGGTGTCGTCGCCCTCGGTGTCGTCGCCGTTGTCGTCGGTCACCTCCAACTCGGACACCGGCACCGTCACCGTGCTGGTCTCCTGGTCATCGTCCGGATGCGGCACCGTCAGCGTGACGGTCTGCGCCTCGGGGTCGATCGACAAGACCGTCGCCTCTACCAGTGGCTGCCCGTCCTCGACGATCGCCTCGACCGTGTCGCCGATGCTGATGCTGGTGCCGTCCGGCCAGAGAATCCCGTCATCGGTGACGACCGGGTCTCCCCCGCCACCGGCCGACGCGGTGATCCCGAGGACCTGGATCGGCATCGGCTCGCCGACGTCCTCGCTGCTGCCGTCCAGGTCGTTGGGCTGCGGCACGCCCTCGATGAGGTTGATCCGTGCACCGCCGAACGCCGGGTCAGCGACGAGCGTGGCGCCCATCAGCTCCCACTCGACGGCAACCATGACGACCGAGTCCTCGTCGCCCGGCGCGACCATCATCGGGTCGACCTCGATCAGCTGACCCTGCTCGTCCCGGACAGCCCACTTGACGACACGCGGCGCTACGTCGACGGACACCATGCCGAGTCCGGCGCCGACACGTGCCGATGCTTCCTCGGCGGCGAGCTGCGCCCATTCGCCGGCGCGCCAGTCGCCCTGCGCCATCAGCTGCGTGCCCTCAATGGTGGCTGACGTGATGCGCCCACAGATCTCGGTCGTGCCCGCTTCCTCGCCGCCGTGGCTCGACTCGCGCTGGAACGACAGCGGCAACGGCAGGGGCCGGATCTGGCCGCCTTCGGCGAGCAGCACCCGGCCGTCAGCGGACACGGTGCTGAGATCGGCCAGCGGTCCTTCCCACTGTGGGGCGTCGGTCGGCGCGGCGGACAGGTCCTCGCCTGCTGGGACGAGCGCTGCAGGGTCGGCCGGGGCCGCGGGTGTGTCGGTCACTGGTGCGGTCATTGGTGGTTCCTCCGTGTCCCCGGCCGCGGTCACGGCCGTCTGCGGGCTGATCGGGTATTCCTGGTCGCCCCAGCCGACGACGAGCCGGTCGATCGTCACCGTGCCCGAGGCGAGCTGCGGGTCCGGGTGATCCTCCGGGTCGGTGTCGTAGGACAGGGCGACGTGCGGGATCCAGGTCGGGAACGTGGTGGACGCCTGGTCACCGACGATCGCGGTGACAGCGTCATGCAGCGCGGCGAGCTGGTCGCCCTGGACGAGCAGGACCTGGCACGGCTCGCGCTCGTCGCTGTTCGGGTTGAACACGGCGGTCGCGAACACGTCAGCGTCGGCCGGCAGTGGGCTCACGCCGGCGAGGCTGGTGAGCAGCTGTTCACGGTAGGTGTCGTCGTACTGGTCGGCGTCCTGCGCGAGGTAGCCGAGCGTCACGTGCAGGTCGTCGGCCGGGATGCCGCCGTCCTGCGCGAGCGGCGCGGCGGTGTCGGGCGACAGGTAGCCCATGATCGCGACGCCGCTGTTGGCGGCGGCTGGCAGGTCCGCGGCCGCGGTCAGGCTGTCCACGTCGTCAGTGTCACCATCCCCGTCCGGGGTCTCCACGTCATCACCGTCCGCGTTCTCCACCCGATAGGTCACCGTGCAGCGGCAGTTGATCGTCTCCTCCGGCCCGGCCGCGTCGTCACCGGGCGCGTTCATCTGCCAGCCGCCGACCGTGAACGAGTCGCTGATCCCGATCTCCATGCCGTCGACCTCGGCGTGCGTTTCGCGGGTGCGGTTGTCCTCGGTCGCGAGCCAGGTCTTGTACACGGTCGCGCCGGATCCGAGGCTGTGGGCGGTGGCCTGCCAGGCGGACTGTGCGCCTTGGTTGTTGCCGGCCATGACCTCGGTGCGGGCGATCGTGGTGGCCTGCGCGGTGACCCGGTCCTGCGACAGGTGGTCGCGGACGATCTGCACCGCGCTGTAGGGGCTGGGGCCATTCGACGCGACGTCGGTGGCGATCGCCGACCGGATCCGGTCGGTCATCTCGGCGGCCATGCCCTTGAACAGGATCGTGCGTGAGGCGACCCACGTGGAGCGCCACCGGTTCATCGCCTTGACGGCGAGCGTCGGCAGGCTGTCGGCGCCGTGGGGGATCTCGGCGGTCAGCTTGTGCAGGGCGGGGACGATGAGCCGGTCCACGATCGATGGCCAGTGCGCGGACTGGTCGTAGCTGCTGCCGGGGTCGGGGGTGACGGATGCGGCCAGGTGCACCGTTTCGGAGCCGTCCTGAGCCTCGACGGCTGCGAGGACGAGCTGCGCGTACTCGCTCAGCGCCTCGTGGACCGCGGCACGCAGGGCGCGTTCCTGCCGGCGCAGCCGGACTGCGGCGAGCACCCGGTCAGGTCGCGCCGCCAGCACGGTGGGGTTAGAGGATGGCATGCCCTGCTCCCACAGACGGCAACGCCGAGGCGAGATCGTCCAGGCGGTGCGGATCCTGCCGGAGCAGCAGCCCGCGAGTGTAGCCGTGCAGCACGGTTGCCCAGTCGCCCGGGTCGATCGGTAGGTCCCACCGGTAGACGAGTTCGCTGGTGAACGCCCAGGCGCCGTTGAGGGCTGCGGGGATCTTGGCGGGTTCGATGCGGCGGTGGAGGTAGGCGCGGTGTTGCGGGATGCCGTCGCGGCGGCAGTCGTCGCGTGCGTGTCCGGGAAGGCCTCGGGATGCGGCGCGTTCGAGGGCGCGCATGACGAGCGCGTCGGACAGCGCGAGCAGGGTGCTCATACGGTCCTCCACACGTGGCCCTCGTCGAGGTAGCCGTGCCATAGCGGCATGGCGCCGATCGACTCCCGGATCTCGAGGCTGCCGTCTGCACACTCACGGAACTGGTGCGGCGGGCTGACGACGTGGTGCACGCTGCCTCGGCCCTTCTGCCCCGGTTCCTTCGCGCCGTTCGGGAGGAGGAAGAACACCGCCGGCACGTCGCCGGTGTAGCCGATGAGCGGGCCGCAATAGTCACCGGGACGCTCGAGGTCGCCGACCGTGGCGACGCGGCGGCCGATCACGAGGGACCGCCGATCGCCGCCGGCGTGGACTGGTCAGGCAGCGCGGTCGGCCGGGCTGGGATCGACGGCGTATCGCCCGGCCGCGGCGCAAGCTCAGCCGGCGCAGGAACCGACACCGCAGGCACGTCGACCGTGCGCCCGTACACGGCCTTGATGACGTCGACCAGGTCGGGCAGCTGATCCGGGGTCGCGTTCGCCAGGATGCTGATGAGCAGCCGCTGCGCCCGCTCGTCCGTGGTGGGTGCGTCACGGTCGGGGTCGAACCCGAGCCGCTCGAGGTAGGCGCGGGCGGACAGCTCACCGACGCTGTAGGCGTTCTGGGTGGCGGCATCGTCGCTGGCGGCAGGGAGCATGTGGGAGACGTCGAACCGGTACGCAAACAGCTGCGGGTTCGGCACCCCGGCCGCAGCCAATGCTGGGCGTAGCCACTGGGCGGTAAGCGCCTCAGCCGGCAACGCCAGCAACGACGACAGCGGGCCCTTGATGTACGACTCGTCGACAAGCCACGCGGTCCAATGGTTCGAGTCGGCCAGGCCCGTGAGGGCTTCGGCGGGCATATCCATGCCAACCGCGATCCGCTTCACCGCGGCGTCCCGCTGGGCGACCACGTCCGCGATGGTGTCGGCGACGAACTTGAACGGATCCTTGATCTTGTCGAGAACGTCATCGGGGACCATCGCGATGATCGGCACCAGCGCGGATGGGTCTTCCGGGTTCGACAGGGCGGCGGACATGGCGTCGGAGATCATCCGTAGCCAGCGTTCGGCGCCGGTCGCGCCGTCGGTCAGCTCCTCGCCTGTTTCTGGGTCGCGCTCGGCCGGGAGCTGCGCGGTCTCGGGCAGCAGCCACACACCGGCGGACGCGAGGCGGGAGCGGGCGGCGGCCATGACCTGTGCGGTGAGCGCGCCCATCTCACGGAACACAGGCAGCAGTGCCCGGGCCGGCGAGTCGGCCAACGACTGGGAGCGTGGGTGACGCTGCCAGATGCGGACGAGCATGTCGCCGTCGGCGAGGATCCGGTCGTCACCGTTCTCGGTCTTGATGCTCACTGCGGAACCAGTCGATGACACCTCGGACACGTCGAGCACGGTCCACACGGGCAGCGGCAGGTCGGGGTCGTCGGAGACGACGATCGCGGTCTCGCCGGGGACGGTGAAGTGCAGGCCCATGGTGCGCTGCGCGGATTGCTGTCCGGGGCGGCCGCCGAACGCGGTGGCACCGACCGCGCCCGCGCGGGGGTTGTCGGTGGGGTCTTCGCCGAGTTCGCCGGTGACGGGGTCGACGTCGACGACGATGAGCCGGGCGCGTGAGAAGGATTCGCCGACGATGGTGGCGGCGCGGTGGAGTTCGGGGTTGGTGTCGTAGTGGTCCCAGGCTTCCCTCTGCCATTGGGCGCCGCCCCAGCGGGTGTTCTTGCTGTCGGGTGTGGGTTTGCCGCCGATGACGAGGGGTGCGGCTGCGGAGACGAGCGAGGCCGGGGCGGTCTCGATGCGCTTGCGTCCGTACCAGGTGCGGCGGGCCATCAGTCACGCTCCAGGCCGGCGAGTAGCGCGGTGGCGTGGGAGGCGGTGAGCGCGAGTAGTCCGCCGAGGATGGCCCGGTTGTCGGGCCACAGGACCACGACGGTGGTGACGGGTGCGGTGATCCAGATGGAGGCGCACCAGCGGCAGTGGACGAGGGTGACGATCCAGTCGTCGGGGTTGTCGTGGCGCCAGGCGACGATGCGTTTGCGGATGGGGTAGGTGATGACGTCTGTGGTGGCGAGGCGGGTGAGGCGGGCGACTGCTCCGATGGTGAGCAGGGCGGTGAGCCAGGCC